TTTTTTCAAATTCTTTTTTTCGGACATACCCCTAAAACACCCCCTCCAGCGGACAACATATGAGAGGGGATGTTCCTCCGGAAAAGCAGTTGATGAAAAAACATTTCCGGGATACCCCTAAAACACCCCTCTCAGCGGACAACATATGAGAGGAGGTTTTCAGAGATGAAGGATTCCACTTAGGGACGGCTGCTGGTGCTGGCAGCCGTTCTTCACATTGAACGCCACTGAAGTGGGAGAAAGGAGAGATGCAATGCAGCACAAGATGGTTTTTATTTGCAGCCCGTACCGGCCGGAGAACCGGGACCCCCTGACAAGGGCAAGTGAAATCCAGCGCAACATCGAGATGGCCCGGACCGGATGCCGTATCGCAGTGGAGCGGGGACTCATTCCCATCGCGCCGCATTTGTTTTTTCCGCAGTTCCTCAGCGAGGAAACGGAACGGGAGACCGGCATCAGGCAGGGCATGCAGCTTCTGGCCCTGTGCAGCGAGCTCTGGGTGCTCGGGCGTAAGGTCAGCGACGGAATGGCAAAGGAAATCTCCTATGCCAAAGAACTCGGCCTTCCGGTACGGATCATGGAGAAACCGGAGACCGCAGCAGAACGCCTCATGAAGGCAGTAAAGGAGTAAAGGATGAAAGACAAAATCAAGGCAGTCGAGCTGCTGACGGCGGCTCTGGAACAGGTCGATAAGGCAACCGACGCGATTGACGCATTCGCGGATGCGTATGGGCTTCCCAAGCCGGGCGGCATCATCAGGCTGGAGGAGCTTGCCTATCTGGTTGGCAAGCAGACGGGCGTCAGCCCCTTCTGCGCGGAAGAAGTGATCCGCGCCGCGCTGCACCTGGTGACTCAGCTCGACCTGCGCGTTGCGGAAAAGGAGGACGGAGATGACGAATGAGACGATGCGGGCGAAGCTGGTAGACGCTGCCAACCTTCTGAAAGACCTGACCATGGCGGTTGTCGCCATTGCGGAAGAGTTCGGGGAGGTGAAGGTCGAGGAGAAGTCTTCACCGGACGAGCCCAAGGAAACCGCTCCCGCAGAGACCGGACCTACCCTCGAAGAGGTGCGCGCCGTCCTTGCGGAGATCAGCAGGGCGGGCAAGACCTCCGAGATGAAGGCGCTCCTGAGTGAATTCGGCGCGTCGAGGCTCTCCGACGTTGATCCCGGACAGTATGGGGCTTTGGAGAAGGCCCGGGAGGTACAGAATGCCTGATACGCACGCAAGGTTCTCACCTTCAGCGGCGGACAGGTACATCCATTGCCCTCCATCACTGATCCTCGGTGAGGAGGCCGGAGCGGAGGATACCTCCTCCGACTACAGCAGGGAGGGCACGGAAGCGCACTCCCTTGGCGAGTTTTTTTTAAAGGAGGCGCTGGGTATCCCCTGCGAAGACCCGAGGCCGGGACTTCATTATTACACCGATGAGATGCAGGAATGCGCAGAAGGGTACCGGGACGCGGTGCTGGAGATCTTCCACACCCTGCAGAGGGACTGCCCGGACGCCATTATCTCCATTGAGCAGCGCGTTTCCATTGAAGAGTACGCCGACGGCGCATTCGGCACGAGCGACGCTGTCCTGATCGGGAACGGCGAGATGTTCATCGTGGATTACAAGCACGGCCGGGGCGTGGAGGTCAGCGCGGAAGACAACGCGCAGCTGAAATGTTACGCATTAGGCGCGTACCTTGCCTTTAGTCCGCTCTATGACATTCAAAAGATCACCCTGGTCATCTACCAGCCGCGGATCAATAACTTCTCCCAGTGGAGCCTCACAACCGAGGCTCTTTTAAATTGGGCGGAAAACGATCTGCGCCCCGCCGCCGAGATGGCGCTCCATGGGGAAGGCGACTTTGCCTGCGGACCGTGGTGCCGGTTCTGCAGGGCCAAAGCCGTCTGCCGGAAGCGGGCCGAGGAAAACATGATGCTCGCCAGATATGACTTTGTCCGGCCGGACAGCCTGGAAGACGACGAGATCAACATCATCCTTGGGAAGGTCGATGCGCTTACCGCCTGGGCAAACGATGTCCGGGAGTACGCGCTGCAGCGTGCGCTGGCGGGCTATGCCTGGGATGACTGGAAGGTCGTCGAAGGACGGAGCGTCCGGAAATACGCTGATGAGGACAAAGTCGCCGCAGCTGTGAAGGCCGCGGGCTATGACCCGTATGAGCGGAAGCTGCTGAACCTCACGGAGATGCAGAAGATGCTCGGAAAGAAACAATTTGAAGAGCTTCTCGGGCCGCTGGTCATCAAGCCCGAGGGCAAACCGACGCTTGTGAGCCGCAGTGACAAGCGCGAGGAAATCAATACTGCCATGACAGATTTTAAGGAGGAAAACTAAGATGTCAAACAAGAACCCGATGAAAGTGATCACCGGCCCCGAGACCCTGTGGTCCTATGTGAACGCCTGGGAACCGAAGTCCATCAACGGCTCGACGCCCAAGTTCAGCGTCCAGCTGCGCATTCCCAAGACGGACAAGGAAACGCTGGCAAAGATCGAAAAGGCGATCAAAGCCGCCTATGAGGACGGAACCGCAAAGCTGAAAGGCAACGGGAAGTCCGTGCCTCCGCTGGATGTCCTCAAGACCCCGCTCCGCGACGGCGACAAGAGCTTCCCGGACGACCCGACGTATGCGGGCTATATGTTCCTGAACGCCAACAACACCCAGGCTCCCGGTATCGTGGACGCGGACCGTCAGCCGATCATCGAACGCCGTGAAGTCTACAGCGGCTGTTTCGGGCGCGCGTCGATTTCCTTCTATGCCTTCAATACGAACGGCAACAAGGGCATCGCGTGCTCCCTCAACAACCTGCAGAAGATCAAGGATGGCACCCCGTTGGGCGGTCACAGCCGTGCGGAGGATGACTTCGCCGACGATGAAGAGGATGATTTCCTGAGCTGACAGGGGTTTCCGGGAGGGAGGAGGAGCGATCCTCCTCTTTTCCGGGTACATGGAGGTGAAGGAGATGACGCTTGAATTATTGGACGGAAACATGATCACGCCGATGGACGTGTTCGATGTGCTGGATACTGTCGAGGAATATCTGGGTACGGAAGTCCGCCAGTATCTTGAGGACTATCTGACCGATGAAGATCCCTGGGAGAACCTGCCGGAGAGTGAGAAGACCGATACTCTGCTGGAGCATTACCAGTCCGTCCTGGACGGAATCGAAGACGTCCTATCGGACGCCGACAGGCTGATGCGCCGGAACCCGGTAAAGCGGAAGCAGGTTATCGGGGATCTGGAAATCATAAAGAAGATGATTGAAAAGGAGCGCATGAATTATGGAAAAACAGGTCTATGAATTGAAGATAGATCCGGACCTGGAGAAGGTTGCTCCGCAGCTGAAGTGTTGCGAGTTGGAGATGCTGAAGGAAGATCTTCTCGCAAACGGATGTGTGACCCCTCTGATCGTCTGGGGCGGCGTCCTTGTTGATGGGCATGCCCGCTATCGCATCTGTCATGAATATGGTATCCCCTTTGCCATCGAACAGATGGATTTCGGCAGCAGAAGTGAAGTGAAGGCATGGATCATCGAATACCACCTTGGCAGACGCAACCTGACTCCGTTCCAAAAGTGCGAGATGGTTATGCCGTTTGAGGCGGAGCTGCGCGCAGAGGCGGAAAAACGGAGAGTGGAGGCTATCAGCAAGTACAGGAGTACCGGAGTGAAATCAGGCCAGAATAAAAGAACCAGGGAGATTCTGGCTGATATGGCAGGCATCTCAACAGGAACCCTGGACAAGGTGAAAACGATTCTTGAAATCGGCGATGAGGAAACAAAGCGCAGGCTTCGGGCCGGCGAGATTTCAGTTCACTTTGCCTATACAAAGCTGACAAAGAAGCAGCGTATGCCAATGGAACCTGCGCAGAGCCTTGATGATGCAGCCTATCTGATAAAGGCCCTGATTGAGGATCTGAGCACGAAAGATATGGATAAAGAAGCGATTATCAGCATTCTGACTGACATATCCGAGATTTTGGAAAAGAGGTAAATATGGAAAAGAAACTATATGACCTTACGGTCGACCCGGAGCTGGAGCGGGTTGCGCCGCCCCTGGCTGAGAACGAGCTGTCGATCCTTAAAGCGGATATCCTGGAACACGGCTGCAAATCACCGTTGATCGTTTGGGATGGCGTCATCGTTGACGGCCACAACCGTTACCGGATCTGCAAAGAGGCGGGTATCCCCTTCGGTATTGAACAGATGGAGTTCGTGGACAAGACGGAAGCCAAGCTCTGGATCATAAAGAACCAGCTCGGCCGCCGCAACCTGAAAGACTTCCAGCGGTGCGAGATGGTGCTCCCTCTGGAAGATGAATTGAAAGCAGAGGC